ATGCTACCAATGATTCTTCCTGTCGTCGGTACGCTGATTGACAAGCTATTTCCAGACAAGCAAGCCGCTGACGAAGCCAAGCTGAAGATGATGGAACTCGCCCAGCACGGCGAATTGGCTGCGCTAGACGCCGAGATGAAGTTAGCACTTGGGCAGATCGAGACAAACAAAATCGAAGCCGCTAGCTCTGACCCGTTCAGGGCTGGGTGGCGCCCCATGGCGGGCTGGGCCTGTAGCTTAGGACTGTTCTACGAGTTCTTACTGCGCCCAATTCTGCCTTGGGTGGTCGGCTTAACGGGTGCTGAAGTCGCACCCATGCCCAACGTTGACGTCGATCAATTGATGGTGTTGTTGGGCGGTCTGCTAGGGCTAGGCGGCTTGCGTAGTTACGAACGCATTAAAGGTAAAGCCTAATGGATTGGTCTAAATACCCTAATTTTTCTGAGTCCGAATTTAAATGTAAGCACTGCAACAAAGCGGAAATGCAACCCAACTTCATGGGCAAGTTGCAACATCTGCGCAATGCTTACGGCAAGCCAATGATTATCACGTCTGGCTACCGCTGTCCTGACCACCCAATCGAAGCCCGCAAAGCAATACCTGGCGCACACGCATCTGGGCAAGCCTGTGACATTGCTGTGCAAGGCACTGACGCCTACAACCTGCTTAAGCTCGCCTTTGCGTTAGACTTTACCGGTATCGGGGTGCAACAAAAAGGCGGCGGGCGCTTCATCCATCTGGACACCTTGCGCCTGCCGCCTCGACCTAACGTCTGGTCTTACTGATCTTCAATTTGACTCTGTTTTTTATGGTAATGGTACAAAAAAACGTGGTAATTCATTCCTCTATTAAAAACCAGTTGCGAATGTTTTTTCCAACTCTCGCCTTGGCGCATTCGTTTTTCTTGTATTTCCCTACAAAAAGGGCATAGCGTCATTGTCTTGTTAAAACGACGCCACCCAGCATTAGCTAATTCTTCAGCTTTGCTTTCTTTATGTTTGTACATGTATTCAAATACGTTATCGCAACTTGGGTTGTCGCACCCAACAACATAAAACGCCCCGCGGTTTTTACGTTTTATAGCCAAATATATTTCACGTTTCGCTTTTTTAATTTCGCTCTTAGGCGTCCCTTTTTTAATTTCGCTCTTAGGCGTTCCTTTTTTAGTAAAACTATAGCCAAAATTATTTGATTGACTAAACATATATTTTCCCCCTACGGTTTAATGTCTGGAGCTACTGATCGCAGTCGTACTCGCGCATCGGTAAGCTCTTGTAGTAATCCCACTTGGCTTTAACTTCTGGGTCTTCTGACGGTGGCGTCCAGCCCAACCGTCGGAAAGTGGCAAGCACATCGGTCTGCGCTGCTGTCTTGTAGATCATGTCGTCATTCATTTGTGTGCTCCAAAAAGACGGTTGCACCAGTCGCACATACCGTCGATTAACTTACCGCTGATTTGCCCGCAAGCATCGCAAGGCTCGTGGATGTTGTGCCGCACGATTGGCTGCGGCGGGCGCTCAATTATCTGCCTGATCTTGTCCATCAGTTTGCGTAACATTGGTCTTCTCCTTACTGAACCAACCTTCGTTTTTCTTGGCCAAACACGCCGAGCACATAGCGCGGTATGCCTTGCCCCGTTTCACTGTCTGCATGTCACTTGCATTCTTGTACCTCGCACACCCGAAGCAATATTTCTCGACCATCTGGATACCTCAAGTTGTTGCCGTAACGGCTAGGGTTTGTAAAGATACTTAAACTTCCTGTTCGTGGCGCCACTTGGTGCATAGTCAACGCCCGATATGGTCGTGTTGACACTAGCTTCGCTGTTGTTGCGTCTGTCTTCATCTTCGCGCCTCGCTATCTCTCGGTTGATATACCAAACGGCTTTTTTCAAATCTTCTATGTCACGGCCCTTTAAGTCGGCGCGCCATACATACTTTACCGCGTTACCTAAACAAAAGTTCATGTGCTCTGTAATCTGTATGCACTCAACGCCGGACGGATGTTCGGTGTAGTGCTTTGGGTGGTTAACGGAATCGTTCATCCTTTTTGAGCCTCCTTCATAATTTCAATTCGTTCGCGCGCTTGGCGCAACGCGCAATAGCGCTGGTGCAGGCGTTGCAACATCGAAGCACGTCGGTCACTTGCGCGCTCAGCGCGCAGCGCATCAGACACCTCGTCCTCAGTCATGCTACTTAACCTTTGGTTTAGACTTCGCCATGTGTCTTTCAAGTTTGTTCTCCAAGTCTTCGATGATTAATGACAACCGGCACAGGGCGCGCTCGGCAGCGTTGTATTGCTTAACAACTATGGTGCGCTCAGCGTATGCCGCTTTGAGCTTACCCTTCCACAGATCTGTGTATTTCATTTCAGTTCTTCCAAAGCAATGTCTGACAAAGCGCGCTTGTCGTGCAACGCCGCCCACACCCGTTCGTCGATGGTGTCGCGGGTTAAAATAACGTAGCACCAGACGGCATGGCGTTGACCGCCACGGTGCAACCGCCCGACTGTTTGCTCGAATAGCTCCAGACTCCACGGCAACGACACAAAGACCATCCGGCACCCGCCGTGCTGCAAGTTAATACCATGCCCTGCGCTCTTGGGGTGAATGAGCAACAGCTCGATTTGCCCGGCGTTCCACCGCCCGATGGCGTCGGTGTCGTCCAGAGTAACGGCTTGAGGGTATCGGCGTTTGAGTTCATTGAGTTCCTCTTGATAGTTGTAGACAACAATCGTATTTGCTCTTTGGTTCTCTTGCAGTATATCGTCTAGCATATCGAATTTGTGCCCCGACATAAAGATGGGCGTCTGGGTTGTAATGAACTTGCCAGGCTTGTCTGGGTTGGGTGTCTTGCGGGTGTCGTAGACAAACCCGCTAGCCATCTGCTGCAACTTGCCGGTCACCACGGCAGCGTTAGCGGCGATGGCTTGGGCGTTAGGGAAGTCCACCACGAAGTCACGCTTCATGGTCTTGTACTCGTCCATGGGCATGGCGCAGCGCATCTCTACCGTATGCAATGGCGGCAGTTTGTCTTTGTAGTCGCCTGCGTCTAGCAGGTAAGTGGCTGGTTTGATCTGCGCCATCACTTGGGCTAGCGACCCGACACGAGGCGCCCAGTCACCGTACTCGGGGTTCAGCAAGATAAAGTAGCGTTGCATGAAGGCGCCTTTGGCTCGCCCAAGCAACGACTGATCGACGATCTTGCATTGGCCGAAGGTATCCTCAAGCCCGTTGGACGTGAAGCTACCGGTCAAGCCCCAGCGTATTTTTACATCTGCAATCAGCTTCTCTAATGCTTTGAAGCGTTTGCCCGACGGGTTTTTGAGTTTAGTCAGCTCGTCAAACACCACGCCGTCAAACACAAATTTCTGTTCTTGCAACCATTGCAGGTTGTCGTAGTTGGTAACGTAGACGTCAGCGTTAACCGCAAGCGCTGCCTGGCGTTGCTTCGGCGTACCGGTGACAACGCTTAGCGACAAGTCAGCCGCCCACTTGGGCAACTCGGTGGGCCAGACATCTGTGGCCACACGCTTGGGCGCCAACACCAGCCACCGGTTGACAACCTTGTCACGCACAGCGTCAGCCATGGCGGTCAGTGTCATGGCCGTCTTGCCTGCGCCCACGGGTGCCAAGATCATCGCGCGGTTTGTGCTGTACAGGAAGTCAGCGCCCGTCTCTTGGTAAGGTCTAAGTTGATTAATCATTGTCGCAAAGGTTTTTAAGTTGACGCTCTATCGCACGTTGTGCTTCACGCAGTTCGTCGATGACCGCCATGGTCTGACTGGTGGCGTTGTCTTTGGTCTTTAGTTCGTTGATGGCGCCGTTGATGGCGTGTAGTAATTCGTCCATGGTTGTCTCCTTAGCTACATTCAGTATTGCAGATACCGTTAAAGCAACAAGTACTACAGTTGTATGTGCGCCCGTCGATGGTGTACGAGCTGTAGGTGCATGAGGCGTAAGCCACAGCGGGGGCAAGTGCGATAACAAGTGATACCAGTAAGTTCTTCATTGTCTTTCCTTTATCCATTGGTCAATGTGTTCATACGTCCAAAGCACTGCGTACTTCTGATTCAATGTCGCCATGTCAGCCGCAAACATTTTTTGTAGCGGGGCTAGCCTGCCGCCCCTAGTCTTTAGTTCCACAAAGTGCGTCGAGCCGTCTGGCAAACAAGCCACTCGATCAGCGACGCCGCTTCTGCCAGGTGACTTGAACTTCCAAGTCTTACCATTAATCATTTCGACAGCCCAGCAAAAGTAAGTCTCAATATCACTTTCCCGAATTTTTTTCATTCTAACACCGTTAAAAAGTTTTGCACAAGTCTTAAATTGAGTGTACACTAAAAACTCAAACAATCAACTGGAGTTCACTAAATGCTTCACTCATCTATCGTTGGCGGCTCATCTGCCTCCCGTGTTATCAACTGCCCAGGCTCGGTCGCGCTGGTACAGAAAATGCCGCCTAAGCCATCTTCCGAATTCGCTGACCGTGGCACGCTACTGCATGATGCCATCTCGCTTATCCTTGAGAACAAAGACACCGTTGACACCGTGGTCGGTATGGTCTACGAAGGCCAGACGCTGACTGAAGACTTGCGTGACGAGAAGATCACGCCAGCGTTACAAGCCTTAGACACTATCGACCCCGACAAGACCATGGAGTACATGGTCGAGACTCGTGTCGGCTTCGGTGACTTGTTGCCTGGCGTCTTCGGCTCGGCTGACTTGCTTGGGCGGATAGACAACCGCGCTATCGTGCTGGATTGGAAGTTCGGCGATGGTGTCATGGTTGGCGCCGAAGAAAACATGCAGGGTATGTTCTACGCTGCCGCTGCCATGCGCACGTTGGGTTGCGACTGGGTTTTCAGGGGCGCTACTGAGGTCGAGATCATCATCGTGCAACCACCAAGCATCAAGCGCTGGGTGACAACGCTGGATCGCATCAAGAAGTTTGAGCAAGATTTGGTGCGTGCTGTTAAAGCGTCTAAGTTCGCTGACGCACCGATCAAGACCGGCTCGCATTGCCGGTGGTGCTCGGCCAAGCCCATCTGCCCACAGATGACTGGCGAAGTCGATCGCGCAGTTAAAGCGTCGCTTTCTGAAATTAACGCCGAGCAACTGTCGCATTACCTGACACAGGCCGATATGCTTGAAGGCTGGATCACTGACCTGCGCAAGTTAGCGCACGACATGCTTGAGAACGATCAAAAAGTGCCAGGCTTTAAGTTGGTCGCCAAGCGTGGCACGCGTCAGTGGTCTGATGAAGACATGGCCGTGTCAGCTTTGCGTAAGCATATTGGCGAAGAAGATGTGTATACTAAAAAACTCGTGTCACCGGCTCAAGCAGAAAAGTTGCTTAAAAAGGTGAAGCAAGAATTGCCTGTCGAGCTAGTCGTATCGGTCTCGTCAGGCAGTACGTTGGCAGCGGAATCTGATCCGAGGCCAGCGGTTCTGAACATCGGCAAACAATTGACCGATGCTCTTTCTAAACTAACCTAGGAAATAAAATGTCAAACATCTCTACATTCAAATCAGCTAACCTTCCCTCAGTTCAGTCTTTGTCGACTGCGCTTCGTTCACTTGAAACCGAAGTCGGTGGCAGTGGCGGCAACGTGATTCTCAAGATGGACAAAACAGGCCATTGGGTCTTTGGCGCAGACCAAACCGAAGTCGAAGACGGGTCACTGTGGGCGGTCAACCCGTTTTCGTTTATCCACGGCTACATTGCGTGGGGTGACGGTGACGTGTTGGGCGAGAAGATGGTGTCTGTTGCTGAGCCATTGCCTGCGTTAGACACGGCGCCCACAGGTGCTAAGCGCGGCTGGGAGACTCAAGTCGGTCTGTCATTGAAGTGCGTGTCCGGTCAAGACACGGGGCTGGAAGCGCGCTACTCCACAACATCTGTGGGTGGCAAGCGTTCGGTGCAAGAGTTGGCCGTGGCGATTGCTGCGCAAGTTGACGCTGACGCAAGCGCGCCAGTGCCAGTGGTTATCTTGGGCAAGTCGCACTACACGCATAAGTCTTACGGTCGTATCTTCACGCCGATCTTTGACATCCAGAAATGGATGGCCATGGATGGTGAAGTTGTTGAAGCAGAAGCAGAAGCACCAGCTCGTCGTCGTCGTTCGGCGACAGCGTAACGTCTAGGGGGTGGTTAGGCAGACGTTCGAGGATGTCGCAAGTGTGTATTTTTTCTGCCTTCCGGCACACAGGCAGTAGCGACCAAATCGACACCCCCGCCTACTATTGAGGGATAGGACATGAACAGAGTACTGGTGTGGTTCTCATGCGGCGCGGCAAGCGCTGTGGCTGCCAAGTTAGCCGTTGACAAGTACGGCGACAGATGTGAGGTGCTGTATTGCGACACGCTCGCCTACGAGCACCCAGACAACGCCCGATTTATGGCAGACGTGGCCAAGTGGATCGGCAAAGATATTAAGCTACTCAAATCAGCAAAGTACGACGACATCTTTGATGTGTTCGAGAAGACCGGTTGGCTGATCGGTGTGGGTGGAGCGCGCTGCACCACGGAACTAAAGAAGAACGTGCGCAAGCAATACCAACGAGAGGGCGATTTGCATATCTTTGGTTTGACGCTAGACGAGCAAGCCCGCATTGACCGCTTTGAAGACCAGAACAACGACATTGACGTCGAGTGGATATTGGCAGACAACGAGATTAACAAGACCAAGTGCTACCGTACCCTTCAAGACGCAGGCGTTAACCTGCCCGAGATGTACAAGCTCGGCTACAACAACAACAACTGCATCGGTTGCGTTAAAGGTCAGTCTGGCTACTGGAATAAGATCCGTGTGGACTTCCCTGCTGCCTTTGACCGCATGGCTGTGCTTGAGCGCAAGATGAACGTGGCGGTCAACAAGACCTACAAAACCATCGACGGTAAGCGCAAGCGCTTTCGTGTGTTTCTTGACGAGCTAGACCCAAGCGCTGGGCGTGATGTGCCCATGCCTGACATTGACTGTGGCGCGCTATGCGTCGCACCTGAAGAAAAACCCGAACTGGTGTCGAGATATGAAAGTATTGATAGCGTGTGAATACAGCGGCACTGTCCGCGACGCTTTTATCGCAGCAGGGCACGACGCCATGAGTTGCGATCTGCTACCGACTGACGCGCCAGGACCGCATTACCAAGGCGACGTTGCCGACATTATCAACGACGGCTGGGATTTGATGGTAGCGCACCCGCCATGCACCTATCTGTCAGTCTCGGGTATGCACTGGACAAAGCGTGGGCTGCGCGATCCTCAACTGACCGAAGACGCACTTGCGTTCGTGCAGCTGCTGCTAAACGCGCCGATTGAGCGCGTCGCGTTAGAAAACCCGATCAGCGTCATTTCAAGCCGCATTCGCAAGCCTGACCAAATTGTGCAACCGTGGCAGTTTGGCCACGACGCAAGCAAAAAGACATGCCTTTGGCTAAAGAACCTGCCACCTTTGATGCCAACAACGCAAATTATGCCCAGGATGATCTGTTGCGGCGCATCAATAGCAGACAAGTACGGATGCCCTAATTGCAATGGGGACAAAATTGCAAAGCCAAGGGGGGGCAATCAGACCGACAGCGGGCAGAATCGCCTGCCGCCATCTGACGACCGTTGGAAGATTCGTAGCAAAACATTTGAAGGTATTGCCCAAGCCATGGCCGAGCAGTGGGGGTGGCTATGATTCTCTGGATTGACTTTGAGTCTAGGAGCCGGTGCGACTTACGCAGCAAAGGCGTTTACAACTACGCGCAAGACCTAAGCACCGAGGTGCTCTGCATGAGCTACGCATTCGACGATGAGGATGTCGTCACTTGGCTACCCGACCAGCCCTTCCCTGAAGCCGTGCGCAGCCACACCGGACAGATCAGGGCGCATAACGCCACGTTCGAGCGGCTGATTTTCGACTACGTATTACAGATACCATTTAAGCTCGAGCAGTTCTATTGCACAGCCACTCAAGCCCGTGCCAATTGTGCGCCTGGTGGCTTGGAAGACGTCGGGCGCTTTGCCAGTAGCCAGATGAAGAAAGACCATCGAGGCGCACAACTGATCCGCTTGTTGTCCATTCCTCAACTGAATGGTACATTTCGTGAAGACTCTGCACTCATGGCCGAGATGGTGTCTTATTGTGAGCAAGATGTGCGCGCCATGCGAGCAGTGTCCAAGGCCATGCGTGATCTGTCCGAAATTGAGTTGGCTGATTACCATGTCAACGAGCGCATCAACGACCGTGGCGTGCTAATCGACCTAGAGCTGTGCGACGCTGCTGTGCTTTATGCTAGCGCTGAGTTGCTCGAGATCCAGACACTGGTCGAAGAACTGACCGAGGGCGCTATTAAGTCCGTGCGTAGCCCCAAGATGCGCGAGTGGGTGCTAGAGCGTGTGGGTGACGAAGCCAAGAAGCTGATGGTCAAAGATGATAAGTACAGTATCGACAAGACCATCCGCGCCAATCTGCTAACGCTCGCCGAGGAAGACCATGACCAAATACCGCCCGTCGTCGCTGACGTCATTCAATGCGCAGATGACCTTTGGGCGTCGTCGGTTGCGAAGTTCAGCCGCCTTAGCGGCTTGGCCGATGATGAGGATTGCCGAGTTAGAGGCGCGTTTGTGTTTGCTGGTGGATCAGCTACAGGCCGAGCATCGAGCTATGGAGCACAGGTACACAACTTTACTCGTAAGTGCGCCGCCGAGCCTGATTCAGTAAGACAAGCCATGGTGCGCGGCCATCAGATCGTGCCCAAGTACGGCAAACGGGTGACCGACGTACTCAAGGGTATGCTTAGGCCTGCGCTTGTGGCAGCACCAGGTAACGTCTTGGTTGTGGCCGACTGGTCAGCCATCGAAGGCCGCGTACACCCGTGGCTTGCCAATACCAAAGAGGGTGAGGCCAAGCTCGACGTCTTTCGATCCAATCTAGACCCCTACAAAGTTAACGCCGCTGCTACCTTTCGTGTGCCTTACGAAGACGTGACCGGTGAGCAACGCCAAGTCGGTAAAGTCCAAGAGTTGGCGCTTGGCTTTCTAGGCGGCGCGGGGGCGTTCGAGGTGTTCGGGCGCGCCTATAACGTGCGAATGTCAGAAGCTGAGATCAAGCGCGCTGTCGACGGCTGGCGCCGAGCCAACCCGTGGGCGGTGGATCACGGGCAGCGCTTGGAGCAGGCTTACACAAAGGCTGTGAGAAACCCCAGTTACGAATTTTCCGCAGGTCGAGTAACATATCTATTCGACGGTCAGCACCTGTGGTACGCCCTACCTTCGGGGCGAATCCTCTGCTACCCTTACGCCAACCTGGAGTCCGATGGACTGTCTTACGCCAAAGCCGCTTTCAAGCCCGCCGCTGACGCCACTGAGTGGCCTCGGGCACGACTATGGCGCGGCCTTGCTTGCGAGAACATCACACAGGCCACCGCCAATGACATCCTACGCTATGCGCTGCGCCAACTGGACGGCGTTGTGCTGCACGTGCACGATGAGATTGTGGTCGAGTGCGCTGAAGAAGATGCAGACACTGTGGTGGCTACCATGACAGATGTCATGTGCACGGCGCCCGACTGGGCGCAAGGCTTACCACTGAATATTGAGCTCGGCGTCATGCGCCGCTACGGGAAAAAATAAGCCCGCTTACGGCGAGGGAACCGAGCGGGCTTAAAGACACACAAACAAACAAGGAGTTGACTTCATGAAAAGTATACACGATTTTACTGAGTTTCTATCTAAATTAGCGCCAGAGGGTGAAACATTATTGTTGGTGCGTCAAAAGCCACGCATGGTGGACGGCAAAGTCGAGACGCACCCAGACGGCGCAGTGAAGGCCACGTGGCCTGCGATGCTGCCCACCAAGTCCATCAAAGCCGACTGGGCGATCTACGCCAACACGGCCTCATTTATCATCGACCGCTTTTCTAATGGTAAACCCTCAGCCGGTGCTGCTAACTGCGAGTTCGTGCTCTGCATGGTGTTAGATGACGTGGGCGACTCAGAGAAGGCGCCGAACATCCCGCCACTAGAACCAACTTGGAAGATGGAAACATCGCCCAACTCGTTCCAATGGGGCTACGTCTTTAGCGAGCAACCCACCAAGGGCGAGTTCAGCGCCGCGATTCGCGCCATTGCCGATGCGGGCTACACCGACCCTGGTGCTTGCAACCCTGTGCGCAACTTCCGCCTGCCTGGCTCGGTTAACTTAAAGCCTGGGCGTGGCAACGTCGCCGCGCAGCTCGTTGAGTTTGAGCCAAGCCGAGAGTTCACGCTTGAGCAGATCTGCACCGCCCTTGGTGTCACGCCCAGTGTCGCCGACACTGCCACACGCAAGCCTATCCGCTTAACTGACTCGGGCGATGATGATGTCGCTCAGTGGCTGTCAGTCCAAGGTCTTGTGCTGTCGCCGCCTAACCCGCAGGGCTGGATGGGCGTTATCTGCCCGAACAGCGCCCAGCACTCCGACGGCAACCCCGAGGGGCGTTACAACCCCACGATGCGCGCGTTCTGCTGCCTGCACTCGCACTGTGTTGATCTGGACAGCTCGACTTTCCTCGAGTGGGTGGGCGACCAAGGTGGCCCGACACATGACCCAGGACTGCGTGACGAGTTGCTCGCCGCTCTGCATACCCAGACATTGGCCAAGTTGACGCCGACTGATGCGTTTCCCAACACGGGTGCGCAGATGATCGCTGAGATTGAGCGTAAAGAGCTCGGCCGAGTCGAGAAGGCCGACTGGTACAGCCGCTTTGCCTACATCCGAGACGATGATGCTTACTTTGACATGCTAGACCGTTCCGAGATCAGCCGTTCATCGTTCAATGCCCTATTTCGCCACATCACGTGCAAGAGCATACACACTGAGCGCAAGATCGAAGCCTCGGTTTGTTTTGATGAGAACCGGCAAGCCAATGGCGCCCCTGCTATCCGTGGGCTGACTTATGCAGCCGGTGAAGGCGTGCTCGTCACGCTAGACGGTGAAGTGTTCGGCAACCGCTGGCGCAATGCGCGCCCTGATGTTGGCGCCGGTGATGCTACTGACGCTGAGATCAGCCCGTGGCTCTCGCACATGGCACTATTGGTGCCTGACCTGCGCGAACGTTCGCACATAATGGACGTGATGGCCTACAAGGTGCAACACCCTCAGGCCAAGATTAACCACGCTGTCTTGCATGGTGGCACTCAGGGCTGTGGTAAGGATACGCTTTGGGCGCCGATGCTCTGGGCGGTGTGTGGTGAGCACTCGAAAAATAAAGGCATGATGGATGGCGATACGATCAATAGCCAATGGGGTTATCAATTAGAAGCCGAAATACTGGTATTAAACGAACTGCGAGAGCCCGAAGCCAAAGAACGCCGCGCGCTAGCCAACCGGCTGAAGCCCGTTATCGCCGCACCGCCTGATATGCTACCGATAAACCGTAAAGGCTTGCACCCGTACATGATGCTTAACCGGCTGTTTGTCTTGGCTTTCTCAAATGACCGCGCACCGATCAGCATAGAATCAAGTGACCGCCGCTGGTTCTGTCTCTGGTCTGAAGCCCCACGCATGAGCGCCGATGATGCGCACGCTATATGGTCTTGGTACACTTCGGGCGGGTTTGCTGGTATCGCCCGTTGGCTTTACGCTCGAGACGTTTCGCGGTTTAACCCTGCCGCCACGCCCATGGTGACCGACTTCAAGCTGTCCATGGTAGAGGACGGGCGTAGCATGGCTGAAGAATATCTGATTGATGTACTAACCCGTGAAATAGGCGAGTTCTCGAACGGCATCATAGGCGCGCCATTTCACGGGCTTCGCGATCGCGTGGCGGGTATCGCACCGGCGGGCGTTAAGATACCGCAAGCGGCGCTATTGCACGCGCTAGCAGAAGCGGGTTGGGTTAGTCTTGGGCGTATTGCAAG